ATCAGCACCTCCAGATCCTGCTATAGTGACTGTTGGAGTGGTTAAGTATCCAAATCCACTATTACCTATACTAATAGTATTTACAGTGCCTGCAACAGATACTGTTACTGTAGCAGTTGCTTGAGCAGCGTTTCCTGTACCTGTAGGTAGTGCAAATGTAACTGTCGGTGCTGTTTTGTAGAATACGCCACCAGTTGTTCCTCCTGGAAACAGAAATTCTGATGCACCAATACTTACAGTTGCAGAAACAACACTAACACCACCACCAACTATAGGAGAATCTAAGGTTGCTGTTGCATTTGCACCAACATGCTTTGGTGGAGTAAATGTAACTGTTGGTGCAGTTGTATAACCAGATCCTCCTGAAGTTAGTGTAACTATTCCAACGCCACCTGTTGTGGAAATACCTACTGTTGCACCAGCACCAGCACCACTATTTGAAATAAATCTAACCCCTGGTGGATTTGTATATCCACTACCAGAATTTAAAATTTGAACTTGTTGAACTGATCTTGCTCCTGGATTAGCACTTTGATTGCAGACATTAATTCCTCCAATCATAATAGCAGTTGCGATACCAGTAACTCCATTTGTTGGAGCAGACGATATTGCTACTCTTGGTGGGGAAAGGTATCCACCACCTCTATTGGTCAATCTAATAAATCTAATAGCACCATTTAAAATACCAGCAGTTCCAGTTGCAGTTGAGGCTGCTCCAACCAAAGTAAGTCTTTGGGTAGATCCGATAATTGTGGATATTCCATCTTCATTTAATCCATCAGATTCTCCACCAGTTAAAATATCATCAATATCTTCTATACCAGTATCAATGACTTCATCACCATATCTAAAGAGTTCACATCTCAACTCATAAACATAATTTTTTTGTAGTTGATAAAATGGTTTTTCATGCTCAACAAATTTAATTTCAAATAAACGATCCCCTAGAGGAAAATAAATTAAGTCTCCTTCTTTTGGTCTCGTGGATAATTTTACATTTTCCTCATTCTTTATTAAAGGAGAAATATAATTCTCAAATCTCTCCTTTGAAATAACTAAATTTAATTCCTGCTCTTGTTGGATACCAAATTTTGATAGTATTGTAGTATTGTCATTATATCCTTCAAAATTGTCTATATACGCTTCTATTGGATATGCGTCATCAAATTTAGATTGTATTACTTCTCTGATAATTGTTTTTTCAGTTAAATATTTTCTTGGAAGATAATGTACTTCTACACCATACATCCTCAACTGTTCATTGATAAGATCTTGAATTAAATTTTGCTCAGATCTGGCCCCTTGTTGGAAATATGGATTAAGCATATGATTAACCGATCATGTCCAATGGTGGAAGTTCATAAGTGTTGGACATAACTTCTCTGATTGCATCTAACTCTTTTTGAGCATCATCATATATTTGTCTACCATTTAATTCTATACCACCTGGAAGTTTTACTCCTTGGAACTTCAGGAGGTTTTGTCCCCACTGTCTTTTGATGAGTTGAGTTACATATCTCTTAAGAAATGAGTCATTCCAAACTCTACTAAAATCATTTGGGTCTAAAAGTCTGTAACAATCAAGGATAAGATAATCATCCTTAGATACTTCTCCCCAATCAACATCTAAGTAAAGTCTATCCTGTCTTTGATTAAATCTTATCTGCTTCTCTGTATTTAATGCAAAGTCCATATCTTCAAGATATCTTTTTGTCATTGCATATGATAATATTTCAGTAGAACTAAAATTATAAATGTCATTCAAGAACATTTGATATTTTACACTGAACATATTATTAGTCACTGTTTGTGACCCGTCATATCTAAATATTTTGTTTATTCCAATAACTTGTGGAGGAACTTGTACATAATTACTATTTTCCTCAAAAGAAAAAGTTACAGATGAACCATCTATAGTTGAAGATGCGGTTGTAGTAACTAGTCCTACAGGATTACTCCCTCCTCTTCCTCGTCCTCTATCAACATCTCCTTGCGTAATTTTATACTTTAAATATGTTTGAATAACACCATCAAAATGTCTTTCATGAAAATATTGCAAAGCATCATCTATTAGATCATCAATTTGCTCATCAGCAACGTTGATTTCTAAAACTGGTGCTCCCAGTTGCCTTTTACAGTAATTTATTAGGTCCGACCTACTTGCTGGTTGAGCCATATACGCAATAATTCCTTAATTGTATTTAGGTTTAAGAAGAAATAGTATTATAGACATTTGCATTTCCCCGAACCAAAGGATAAGTTGATGACCCAACAGTTACCAAAACATCATAAACATATCTACCTTCAGTTAAATTACTGGTTTGAGTATCTGTTAATGAAAGTTTCATAACTCCACCAGATACACTAGTTATTCCAACTGAGAATGAAACTGTAGCTCCAAGAGTAGCACCAATAGCAACACTTTTTGCTAAAGCACTTGCACCAGAATATCCTGTTAAATTAAAAGCAGTATTTGAGGTTGTCTTTATATTAAAAATTGTTGAAAAATCTGTTCCACCATAAATGCTTAGATTTGCACCATATGGAACTCCAGAATCAGGATCAAAAGTTATGTTCTTAGATGCCATTTGGTATACCTATTGCATGCATAGTTTCCTGTTGTTTATAGTAAAGTTTACAGAAACACTTAGCAATATTTCTAAGTTCTTCTCTATCATCACAACTATCTATTTGACTAGATAATTTTGTATATTCAAAACTCTTAGTTAAATTATCTAAACTTATATCATTTGGATCCATTTATTAACTCCTTTAATAGTAATTTGATTTCTGTAATGTCATCTTTAAGGTTAGCAACTTCTTCCTCAATAGTCTGTACCTTTTGATGCTCTTTATTTTTCACTTTACGTCTCTCAACGTATTTTTCATGATCTAAAGAGTTTAGATTTAATATGGCACCTGTATGTGGATCCCTTACGAGATCCACATAATCTTTTACTTTATGCATTATGCTAGGGCAATAACTCTTAGGTTTCGGGCTCTTGGTACATATGTTTGATTTGTACCCGTCAACAGAATTTTAATTCTGTAGACTTTAAATGACGGCAATTCGTCAATGCTAAAAGTATGTTCTTTAAATTCAATAGAAGTACTATCAAAACCATATGTAGGAGTTTTAGATACAAATGAATCCGATTCGCCGTTATTGTTTGCAATATCAATAATTTGACCTCTAGCATTTAGATTCTTATATCCTGGGAAAGGAACAAAGATCGGATCAAATCCATCTTTATTACTGATAGCATATAATACTCTAGCATCACAGAAATCATTAACGTGAGCATCAAAGATAACTTTTAAAGAAGTTGCTGCATTTTCCAGTCTAATTTCTTTAGAAATGTACTGACAAGCAGATGGATCTGTCAAAATTCCTTTAACTCTAGCATCATTTGCAATATCAGTAATTTGACTATCAATTCTGTTAGAAGTGAGGATAGTACTAACTCTTTGACCATCAATCACTGGAGAAATATGGGAATCTGTAGTTACCATATTAACTCTCATTTGCATAGATTTAGCACCTTCAATGTTTGTCAACTTAGCATCTTCATTAACCTTAGAACAAATTAATCTTGTACTGCTAAGATAATTTGGCGTATTTGGAACAATTGGTTCAAACCCAGCATCAAGATAAGCAATCTCGTTGCCACTTAAACTTTGACCAGTTACTGTTCTAACTTCCGCGCTAATAGAAGTTCCTCTTGTAGTAACATTTTGAATGATTGGAGTGATAATTTCAAATGGCATGTTTTGAGTTGCCTTAACGTTTTGTCCTCCAGTAGATCCAGTAATTCCCATATAAAGTTTGGGGAATCCAAGTGCATCTTCACTTCTATCATCATTATCAACGTTAAATTTCTCAGACATATCAAGTTTGATGTTATAGGAATCGAAGGTAATCGAACTTCCTATAGAAACGTCGCTTAAGGTATGAGTTTTATTAACTCTATGGAGGCAAACTCCACCAAGTTCATATTTGTAAACAGGAGTTCCGGTGGGGTAAGTAATAGGATTACTTCCTCTAGAAATACTTCCACCAATAGTGTTTCCATCTACACTACTGTATTCTATAACTTCTTCTCCAATCAAGAGGTATCCTCTATTCGTAGATCCAACACTGACATTTTCAAAGTTAGAGAATGCTGTTGCACTTTCAACAGAAAGACCCGATGTAGAATTAGAAGAATATGCACTAGTCAATTTGGTTGGTTTAACATCTGGAAGAACTCCAGAAACAATTACTCTATTATCTGTAAAGTACATTCCATGATTTTGATGGTTAACTTTAATGTGAAGTCCATCAGTAACTTCATTGATTGAAGCAATTTGAACATTTCCACCAGGTGCAGCGGGTAAATTGTTATTCAAAGTTTGAGCAACACCCACACTATTAAAGTAATTCAACTGTGGACCACCAACAGTAAAATCTCCCTGAACATTATCTAGAATCAGTTCACTAGTTTTGCCAATTCCAGAAACAGTAAGTCTTACATTTCTACCAACAGATCCAGCACCAATAGTATTAATTCCAACAACATCACCAGTTTGATATCCATTACCACCAGATCCAGTGATGGTTGCGGAAGTAACTTGGCCATTAGTAACAGCAACAGTTGCTTGGGCACCTCTACCACTTCCTGACAATGTTACTAGATTGACTCCAGTAAATGTATGAGATCCATCAGTTGGTGTTAAACCAATACCTGCATTAGAGATTGCCAATGCTGTTCTTGGAATAGTTCCAGCAACACCAATTAAAGTACCTGTAGCATTTGTTTTGTTAACATGACTTGCTCCCTGGAAGAAAGTATTACCAAGTTGATATCCAGAATCTTGTACAGTAGTTCCAAGTCCAACTCTAATAGTTCTGGAAGAAACTTCAAGACAATCAGGTTGAAGAACAGGTATTTGTCTGTTACCTTCAGTTAACTTTGGACTATAGAAATCAATAGTACCAGACTCAAGGAAATCTGCTCTATACATGACAAATTTAAGATCTTCCCACTGACTTGCTTCCCATGTAGAAGCATTCTGAGATTTGAATAGTGATCCTAGATATGGTTGGTTTGAGATAAACGCATCACTTAGAAGATCATTCTCACCAATTCTAGAAATATAAACACTATACTTGGTAGAGTTTGACGCTAAAGCAATTGCATACTCTGATCCTCCTTCCAAGAACACAGGAGCTTTAAATTGAATTGTTGTTGCTACTGACCCATCAGGCGAAATTTCAATATCTGCAGGATCAAGAACAATCTCAGAGAATGGAAGAATTTTCTGCGTTGGGAAACCATTTTGCATGGTTCTAAGTTGGAAGACACATGGAATATCCATATCATCTTTTGTTCTAAAGTAAATATCACACTTAGTGACAAATACTCCAGATTCTTCCTCAACTAAGAATGATTGTGCAAGTGGGTCATACCAACCAATGGTATTCTCTCTGCTTGTCTGACCTACAACCTGAGATC